AGCGCAAGCCAGGAGATATAAAAGTTGCTCCTAAAGTCACTGAGCAACCAAACTTATTCGACGACGATTTAATGTAATAATACACAAATTATGAAAAGTTTAATTTCAGTAACTCCAAGAGAGTTTAAACGCGACTTCAATGAAGTAATGGAAATGTGCACAGATCTGTGCATGACAACAAATCAAGAGATTATTATCGCTGTTCCTACGAGCAGAAAGCCAAATACTTATGCAGAAATAGCCAAACTTGTTCCTGTAGAAAATGGCAGAGGTATTAAGTATGAGTATAACAAAGAACTTATGGATAAATATGGCATTAACGCTTCTAATCCTAAGCTTTCAAAAATTGGAGCTATCATGG